ACAATAAGGATATATTCCATATCTTCCCCTATTAATCAGGCTTTGATTTTTTGTCTATAACAGTCTTCACTGCTGGTCTAGGTTCTTCAAGATTTTGAAAAGAAATAGCCTTATTTAACTTTAATTGAGTGTGTAATAGGCTAAACTCTAAATCCGAAGATTTCTGCTTATAAAAAGTAACTAACTGTTTTAATTCTTCAACGCTAAGATCGTCCATGTTTCTACCCCTTTCTGAAACTAAATGCGCTTCCTACCCATGCCTTTTCTGCTTTACTTTTTTCTCTATTTACTATTGCACGACTCCATGCAAAACCTGCATCTCCACCCCATGCATCCCACATAATACGACCATTAGAAGGAAACTCTGGACCATCATAAAAGCCTTTGCCCTTTTTGTCTACCTCATGACGAGAAAAAAAAGAAAACATTCGCTTGACAGTACTCAAAGACATTGGTGATCCATTTACAATATCAGTTGCACGACCCCAACCTACGGGAGTTCCTGCACCAGTTGCCTTGCCATCTTCTTTCCACTTTAATGCACGTCTAGCAGCAGCCTTCATTCCAGCATTAGGTGTATATGTATCAGCCATGATTAACCTTCTTTTGTGATTTATTTAAATATGGACCAAGATCTGCCTTAACTGTTCCATCTTTTCTAAGACGAACAATTCTTCCATTCTTAATCTGTGTTGGATTAAATGCTGTTGCTTTTCTTTTTGACATTACTTAATTAATCCTTTTGGATCAAAAGAACCATCCCAAATACTTTTTGTTGTAGACTGTGAATCTGACTTATAGGTTCCACCACGACGCTTGTACTCTTGTACAACCCAAGAATTTGCTACTGCAGAAGGATAAACATCAAACTTATCTTTTGCTGCTTGTACCACTCTTGCATATAACTTTGGATTTGCTGGTGTGGAACCACCACTACGTGGCTGAATCATTTCACCATAGTTAGGCTTCTTTGCTTTATCCATATAATTCTCTTCAGATTCCATATCTGATTCTTCTTCATCATCTTCTTCATTTTCCATTGAATGATTGTCAATATCAATTACCTCTGCATCTTTATACATCATTCCAATGCTATATGCAGTTGGCTCCCAACCATCTTCTTCTTCTTTATAAATTCTTACAGACATTGCTGGATTTTCTGGAGGCATTGACTCAAGGGCATACTCAGTTCCAGGTGTTCCCAATGTTCCACCTTCTATCATAATATGTTCTACCATGCCATGAATCATTCCTTCTTTAGTCATACCCATGACAAAATCGCCTTCTCTTACAACATGCATTGATTTGTCTATGTTACCTTCTGAACGATTGATTGCATAAATCTGTGCAGCGGCTTCTGCTCGTGTGTTATGGCATCCCATTACTTCATTTGTACCCTCTTTTACAGCAGGGTATCCTGAACATCCGTATGAACCCTTTGCCCCAATATGATACGGCATAGTAAACCTCCTAAGTTTCTATCTAAATTATATCAGACTTTACGCTGGAGCAGCCTAATGATTTCAAACAAAGACCATCTTTCTTGCTTAGATAAGCCTTCAATCTCTTCTCTATTCAAAGCCTTTGGGGTAATTGTGATTACTGGATCCTTTTGAAATAGATCTAGGTTTAAAAAGCCTTTTTCCCATAGATTCATAACTTCAGAATTGACTGTGCGGATATGCTCATTATAAAGATCAGGCATTAATTGTTGTATTTTTGGGGTAAATGAGTAAAGCATCTCGCCAGTATCTTCATCAATGGCAGCAGCCTCAAGACCACCTTTAAGGATGAGGTCGTCTATAATTTTATCTTCTTCGCTATCCATTAATAAATTCCTCAATTTGCTCTCTTGTTTTGGCACCATTCATACGTCTAAGTTCTTTACCATCTTCTATTAAAATAAAGGTTGGTATTGCTTTAATTTCAAACTTTCTGCAAAGTTCTCCATTATCGTCAGCATCAATAAATTGAATTTTAATAACATTATCTCTATTCAACTCTTCTGCAATTGGCTTTGTACGCTTACATGGATTGCACCATTCAGCAGTAAAGTATAGTATATGACGCATCACTTGCCAGACTTTGCTCTAGCCTTTTTTAATGCCTCAAAATCTTTGATCTTAGTTTCACCAAGATATCCCCATGCGTATCCATCATTAATCATCTTATTATTAAGAGATTCTGATTCTCCATTTACATATACCCAGCCAAGTATGCGACCATATTTTTCTGATGAGTCCATTTTTTCTGTACGAATTACTACAGACTTAGCATCCTTTAGATGCTTCTTGAGGTATTCTTTTGCTTCAATTCCAAGAGCCTTTTCAGCCTTGTCTGTTGTGCGTGACTCTGGAGTATCAATACCAGCAAGACGAACACGGGATGAAAATAAAATATCAAACCCTAAATCAATAATAACATCAATGGTATCTCCATCGACAACATTCTTTACTTCTTTAACAAAATACTCATACATTAGTAGTCTTTACCTTTCGCTTTGTTTTCAACCAATTTTTCACGCTCATCAACAATTGTAAGCATAAAAGACATCATCTTTGCATAACCCTCTTTATTGTCCATAATCCTGTTATAGTGATGACCACAAAACATTAGGTCTCCAGTTAAACCAGTAACCTTGACAAGGGCTTCTGCTGCACATGAATCACAGCGATCTGTCGCTTTTAATACCCATTCTTTTGCAACAATCTCTTCTGTAATCATTGTTCTCATAGTATACCGCTACTTTCTGTTGTCTGTTGAATAGAATCCACTACCATTAAAAATTGTTGCTGTTGCAGTCCAAACTCTTTGCATAGATTGACTACAGCATACTGGTTCCCTATCTTCACCAAATCCTCTTTCAAATTCAACTTGAGACGAGCACACAGTACACTTGTAGTCATATCTTGGCATATTACTTACCTCTTAGTGCCTTTAGTGTTGCTTGATCGACTACACCTGTTACTGGCAAAGAAGATTTCTTTTGAAAAGCCTTAACTGCTTTTTCAGTTCCTGGACCAAAATCACCATCGGCATTGACTCCAAGAAGTTCTTGAACCTTTTTTACTGTTTCTCCTTTTGAGCCCACCTTAAATGGTTTAAACTCTTTCTTTTCTGCAGGAGCAGAAGGCTTTACAGCAACTGAACCTGATGGAATTATTGATTCACCCTTTGAAAGTAATGCAAGGTTTTCTTCTCCAGCGTATACTGGACGACCCCAACCAACAACTGCGTTAAGGATACCTTTCTTATTCTTTACATAAGCACGAGTCTTTTCTACACACATTCCGCCATTGCGTTGGTCACCCTTTGCAGTTCCAGATGTGTTTCCTTCAATAACTTGAATTGTTCCATCACCATTGTTCTTAATGCAAAGACCAACATGTGAAATACGATTTACACCATCATCTGGGAAATCAAAATAAATCCAGTCTCCTGGTGTTGGATCATCATTACGAGCATCTGCCCAACGATTATTCTTCTTAAACCAATCTGCTGCTGCAACAGTTGATGCAGTCTTTGGATACTTCTTTGGATCTAGACCAGATGTAAATGCACACCAAGAGACAAATGACTGGCACCATGGAGCAAAGTTTGCACCAGACCATTTACCATACTTTGTCTCGTTATCTTTTGGACCTTCAATAGTTCCAATTTCTGCTTTAGCAACCTCAATAATTGCTGCCAAACTACCTTTTGCTGCCATGTTTCCTCCTAATTAAAGTGGACAGTTTATTACAGGACATGTCCAGGTCCTCTAGTCTATTATATCCTATTGGTTACTTTTTTGCAACTTTGATGTCAATTGTTTTAGGCTTCTTGTCTTCTGGAACAATACGATCTACATTAATGTGTAGCATACCATCCTTCATTTCAGCCCCAGTTACTTCCATGTATTCTCCAAGAGCAAATGATCGTACAAATTTACGAGCAGCAATTCCCTTGTGAACTACTTCAGCATCTGTTACTTCAACAATCTCACCCTTGATAATTAATGTTCCATTATCTACAGATACATTAATATCTTCCTTTGAGAATCCAGCAATGGCTAGTGAGACTCTATATGTATCTTCATCTAGTTTTAGGATGTCATAAGGTGGATATGTTTGTGAGTTTGTTTTATATGCGCTGTTTAGGCGATTCAACTCTCTGTTGAAGCCAATAAAAAAAGGATCATTGAATAGATCCATAGCGAGTTTTGTTACCATTTTTATTCCCCTTTCAAGCGAATAAGTTAGTGTACCCCCGTAGGCAGTACACTAC